TAGCTTCAAATAGAGGCTCATATGGCTTATTTCTTTCTTTCCATTGAGGTCCATAAATGTCAAATGAGCTATAAACATGAAGATGAATATTATCATACATCTTAGCTATTTGCTCAAAGACAGGTACTAATATCTCTAAACCTCTATGAGGAGTAGTATGATATATTAAGTTTATACCATCTTTAGGATCAGGCTTCTCATGAGCTTCGATAGGTTCTATAGCATTCTTAAGCACTACTGACTTACCATAAGGAACACCTAAAAAGTTAGCATATTGTTGCATTTGCCATTGTGATACGCATACAATCTTATCAAACTTGTCTTGATTCTCAGGTTCTTTTAAATGAGCTGATTCAGGGTCTAATGGAAGATCATGTAACCATAATACTTTTTTCTTATCTTCATCTAGCTCTCTTACTCTGGAGCATATAATTTGAAACTTATCAAGCAGCACTTTTGGTAATCTTTCATGCAGACCATATTTCATCTGCTCTGTACCTCCTTGTGCGTCTTTATCTACTTCATTAGATTCTATAGCAGCACCATCTAGTCCTACTATCTTAGCCTCTTTTTTCATAGGAGCTCCATCAGAGCCAACAATTTTTAAATCCATATTAATTCCCGTTCAATCTAGCATTTAGATTATCATAACCACCAATAGCTTCTCCATCTACTCTTATCTGAGGAAAAGTTCTTGCACCAGGGAATTGTTCAAATAACTCTTCTCTAGTAAAGTCAGCATCTAATTGCTTGTATACATATTCTAAATTTTTCTGCTCGCACAGACTTTTTGCTTTGTCACAATAAGGACAGTTTGGTTTACCATATATTTCAATCATTTTTACTCCATAATGTTTCTATAATAAATTTTTCTTCTTCTATATCTTCATCTAAAAAGATGCAGTTTTCAAAGTTTTGCATAGCAAAGTTTACAGTTCCTCTTAATCTATTAGTCTTAGGTAAGTCTTTAACAAATAAAATACTATTGAAGTTATTCATTACAGCCTCAGCTATTATATTCAAAGAGAGAAAACTAACTACTACAACGTCATAATTAGCGTAAATATTCTCTTTAAAGCTATCAGCTAAATTATATCCAGGTCCATCTGATACTAGTTGATCATACATAGGATAATCATACTTATGTAATAGATTATAAGCTTTTTCGTAATCTTGTACTGCGAATGATTTATTATACTTCTTAGATAGCTCTTCAGCTAAAGGTATAATAGGTGAATTTTGATATGTACTAATAATAATTTTATTCATCTATTTCATTCAAAGCCTTTTGCAGGTTATCAGACTGACCTATTCTTACATTAATAATGCCATTATAATATTCATCTGAAGCTAATACATTTCTTTCGAACTGCTCTTTAGCTTCTAAGTAACCAGCACTTCCTTTACTAGGACAAAAATATAATATCTCTCTTATAAATTTATCTTCCCCGAGATCCTTTACATCATTTTTTAGATGCTCAGATGAACCCCAGTAAGTTCTCCAGTCACTTTCTTTAGTTGACTTTCTTTTTCTTTTCTTACCTTTTAAAGGTGGTCTAGTTACTTTAAACTTAGCTAATTTTTTACCAATATACTTCCTATCATTAGAAGTATTTGTTATAATATATACAAATGCCTCACAATCTTCTGGTAATTCTTCTACTTCTTTGCCTTTATATTTCCAGACCGTCATCATAATCTTCACTGTCTCTATACTCTAGCTTTTCGCCACAGCTAGGACAAAATTTAATTTTAAAAATTTTATCTTCGTGTTGTACTTCTCCTTCGAAGTCACACTCCATACATAAAACTCTAGTAATCATTCCATTGTCTCCTCTATAAATTTTCCTATAGTTTCAATATCCTGGTCACTTAGCATTGCTGCTTGAGCCCACATTGTTGAGCTCATACTTCCTACCGTTTCTCTGTTCTTGTACGCATATAATCTTTGAGATACATATTCACTATCTCGTCCGGCCAACGCGGGGAAGACTGCCATTCCTTGGCCTTCTTGTCCATGGCACGCTGCACATCCCGCCCAAAGTCCTCTAATGGAACTATATGGGTCTTCCATTGCTGCTGCTTGTTTGGCTTGAAGGATTTCAACCACTGTACCATTTTGTTTAACATATTCTTCATAACATTCTCCATAACAAGAGTGACCAGTACTTCTTCCGTATCCTGTATATTCTAAATCAGGATAGATTATTGTAGCAAAGAAACCAGCAATAATACCAGTTCCAAATAATACTCTTAGTAACTCACTCATAAACTAAATCCTTTAAACGTATCTTGATCTACGTCTTTATTTACTCCTCCTACTATATAGGAAGATATTTCTGTTTCTTGAGGAGCTACTTGAACGTCTCCTCCGCTTATCCATTTCTGAGTCCAAGGTAAAGGATTGCTTCCTCCTTTAAAGTTATGCTTTATACCAACAGCTGAACATCTCTTAGCTGCTATCCATTCTACATAATCTTTAAGAACACTAGCATTTAATCCTATCATTGACCCGCCTTTAAATAAATAGTCAGCCCATTTCTTTTCTTGATCAACTACTTCTTTAAATATTTCTAAGACCTCATCCTCTGATTGCTTAGCTATTCTAGCCATCTGAGGATCATCTTTAACGATTAGTTTAAGTATAGATGTAGTAGATCCTAAATGTAAATTTTCATCTCTACATATAAATTTAATTATCTTAGCATTTCCTTCCATCTTTTTAAGTTCAGCAAATGCCCAGCTACAAGCAAACGATACATAAAATCTAACACCCTCTAAGGCGTTTACAGCATTTAAGCATAACCATAGAGATTTTTTGTGCTCTAAAGTCCCGTATCTTCTGGGATCTTCATTGTAACTTATTAGATCATCATAGTAACGTGAAATACTGTCAGAGCATTCAGTTATCTCTTTTATATTAAGCATGTTATCAAATACAACAGAAGGGTCGGAATAGATATTCCTAATAATATGCGTATAAGATCTACTATGAATCGTTTCAGAAAAGGACCAAGTCTCAATCCAAGTTTCGAGCTCAGGAAGTGAGACGATAGGTAAGAACGCCATATTAGGAGCTCTGCCTTGAACAGAGTCAAGTAAAATTTGCCTTTTAAGATTAGAAGTGAAAATATGTTGTTCTGCATCAGATAAGTCCTTAAAGTCTTTATTATCTCGTAAGATATCAACTTCTTCTGGACGCCAAAAGAAGCCTAGTTGTTTATCGGTAAATTTGTCAAGCTGTGGATATTTTAACTCATCATATCGAGCAATATCCACGCTTCCATCAAAGAACATCGCTCTGTCCTTAGAATTATTTTTGTTTATTTTGAAAACGGACATTTTATTCCTCTTGTATATGGGTTTTTATTTACTCCAAAAGTTACATCATTCTTAAATCTTTGCCAATGTTGATGAGCACCGGGCATCGGTCCCCAATTATTATTGTGTCTCAAGACATTAGAATAACGTATTTCATCGTCTAGATAAGCGTACCATCCGTATAGATCTACATTAGACCCTTTACTATATAACTGATAATCATCTAGGTTCATAGTAGGAGGTACTATCTGCATAGTATCAATCTGCGTTAAGTCAGTTGATCCTAATACTTCAAAGTTTTGAACCTTTTTGAATTCAAAATAAGGCTCATATTTCATTTGGGCATCATTGAAATTTTCAACCCGCTTAATATATAGCTGATGAAATTCTTGAGTATGCAAAGGAAAGTCATCTTTTACATATAATTTATGATATGGAGATGGCCCGTCATAATCTCCTTTATATTTTAACCAATCTATTTTAGTAGGAGTAATTTTATCAAGCATTCCTTGTCTATGAATATTAAGACTTATATCATATATAAACTCATCATAAACATTATGGCCAAAGATCTCATGTATAATTATATCAGCTTCTGGAAAATCTATTTCTCTAGCATCTCCTAAAATAAACTCAACATTATCAAAATCTGCTAGCATAACTTTAGCTACATTTAAATATTGCTTAACAAAGTCAATACAATATACTTTCTTAGCTCCGTATTTAAGAGCTAGATATCCCATAACTCCTGGTCCAGTTCCTAGATCTACTATAACTTTACCTTTAGCATGCTTTTTAAAATAGTTTTCATATGCATGCATCTTTTCATCATCTAAGCAGCATCTGAATTCCCAGCAAGCAACTTGCTCTGGATCCCATTTTTCTCTTTTTACATTAGATTTTGCAGGCATCGCAATCATCATCCTCTAAAGGGTCATCCTGACTCACGTAAGGGTGAGCTGGTTCTTCAAAATCATCACTGGCTCCATCAAACGTGTTAAAGTAGTATAGCTGTTTGCCGCCATACTTATAAAACATTAACATATGTTGAAGCATTAAACTCATAGGTATCTTTTCATCATTAAAATAAACAGGATTATAAGATGTATTTACGCTTATGCCTTGATCAATATATTTCTGTAGTACTGCCATTATTTTTAAGTAGCCTTCAGGTGATTTTTGATCCCATAGAAGTTCATACTTATTTTTAAGATGATGAATACCTGGTACTACTTGCTTCAATATTCCATCTTTACTCTGCTTAACTGATATAAGAGCTCTTGGAGGTTCAATACCATTAGTAGAACTAGATACTTGACTAGAAGTTTCTGAAGGCATTAGAGCCATAAGAGTACTATTAGTTATACCAGTTTCTTTTAACTGCTTTCTTAACTTAACCCAAGGTAATCTTTCTTTGTGAGGTACTAATTCATCTACATCTTTCTTATAAGTCATATTAGGAGTTATACCTTGGCCATATTTTGTTTGATCATTACCTGGGCAATTACCTTTTTCTTTAGCTAAGTCAGCTGATGCTTTTATTAGATAGTATGACCAAGCTTCTGCCCACTCATCTATTTTTTCTAGTTCAGGGTTACTATAAGTCATATTATTCTTAGCCATCCAATAAGCAAAGTTAATTATACCTACTCCTAATGGTCTTCTAAACATTGTCCCTTTCTCTGCTGCAGGGACTGGGTAGTCTTGATAGTCTAGTAACGCATCTAAAGCTCTTACTGCTAACTCACAAGGCTTCTTAAAGTCTTTTGGTTCTTTTATATTACCCCAGTTTATAGCAGCTAAAGTACAAAGAGATATCTCTCCATCTTTATCATTAACATCTTCTAAAGGAGTAGTAGGTAAGTCTATCTCACAGCATAAATTGCTCATTCTAATAGGAGCTTTTTCTTTTATAAATGAGCCGTGATCGTTAGCATGATCTACATTCATTAAATATATTCTTCCAGTATCTTTTCTTTCTTGCATAAAAGCTGAAAATAAATCTATTGCTGGTATTTTCTTTTTAGGTATAGATGTCTTTCTTTCTGCTATCTCATATAGCTCTTTAAACTTCTCTTGATCTGCAAAGAAAGGCTCATATATTTCAGGAACATCAGAAGGAGAGAATAAAGTTATATCTTCTCCATTTAATAACCTTTCATAAAATAATTTATTAAACTGCACTCCATAATCTAAATGACGAATTCTATTATTCTCAGTACCTTTATTATTTTTAAGCACTAATAAGTCTTCTACTTCATAATGCCATATAGGATAATATAGAGTAGCTGCTCCTCCTCTTACTCCGCCTTGAGAACAAGATCTAACAGCTGATTGAAAATGTTTATAGAAAGGAATAACTCCAGTATGAGTAGCATGACCTCCATTTATAGGAGAACCTAAAGCTCTTATCCTTCCTGCTCCTATACCTATTCCAGCTCTCTTACTTACATACTTTACTATAGAGCTAGCAGTAGCATTTATACTCTCTAAACTATCATCTGTTTCTATAAGTACACAACTACTGAATTGTCTTACTGATGTTCTTACACCTGCCATTACAGGAGTAGGTAAGTTAAGATCAAAATTAGATAGAGCTGTATAAAGTTCTTTTACATAATGTAATCTATCTCCGTTGTTATATCTATGAAATAAAGTAGCTGCTATAAGCATAAAAGCCATTTGAGGTGTTTCATAGATAATCTTAGTAGCTCTATTCTGAACTAGATACTTTCCTCTAAGCTGCTCCATAGCTGCATAAGTTAAGTTCTCATCTTTAGAATGATCTATCCACTTTTCCATTAACTCAAACTCTTGCTTAGAATACCATATTAATAAGTTTTTATCATAGAATCCTAATTCAACTAAACGCTCTACATGTTCGCTAATAGAGTCAGGTACAAATGTACCATATACTTCTTTACGAAGATTATAATTTATTAGCCTTCCAGCTACAAATTGATAGTTTGGTGAATGCTCTGATATAAGATCAGCTGCAGCTTTAATAAGAGTCTCTTGTATCTCTTTTGTAGTCATGCCATCATAAAACTGAAGCTGAGACTTTAGTTCAACTTCTGAAGATGATACTCCTGATAAACCATAGCAAGCATGTTCTACTACTTCATGTAATTTATCTATGTTGATGGCTTCTTTTTTACCATTTCGTTTTATGACTTCAATCATCTAGTATAACCTTTTCTCTATTAGCTAAGTGCTGCTCTTCTATTTCTTCTTTTGATTGTCCATGATAAGCAACTGCGTGATGATTATTAATCATTAGCTGATTAAGAGAAAGGTCACTAGACCCATCAATAAATAATTCACCTAAAATTCTTCCGAATTTACCTTTATCATGACTATATAAAGTAACTACATCAGCGCTTTCTATTTTCTCTTGTAAAAACTTCTTCGCTGCTTTACCATATTTCTTTTCTACTAAGTCTCTTGTTCTAGATTCAGGTGTATCTATTCCATATAATCTTACTCTTTGTTTCTTATATGTCATACCGAAACCTAAATCGATATCTACATCGACAGTATCTCCGTCGACCACTCTTGTTACGTCTACTCTATATCTATACATTTTATCTCCTATAAGCTGATAAAGCAAGTTTTGCTTCTAAATCTTTTTTACTGTTGTTATCAATAATAAGTTTTAAGTCAGCTGCTTTCATCCCACTCATAATCATATCATTAACATCTTTCTCAGCTATAAAAGAAGGCCACACACAGACTCTATATCCTAGATCAATAGAGCTTTCTAACTTTTTTGTAATTGTCTGTGAGCGCGGTTCGTTATCATATACTATTATTGTGTTATCTTTTTTGAGCTCTGGTACTTGACTTAGAGCTTGGATTATATCTGATCCGCATACTGCAATAGAGTTCGGGATAAACATTGAATCAAAAGGACCTTCGAATACGTAAACTGGTTTACTGTAATCTACTCTGTCTAAACCATAAATTTTAGGCTTACTTTCATCCAACAGTATAGTTATATAGCGGATAGAATCCTTAGAAATCGACCTTCCTTGAAATCCATAAAGGTTTTTTTTCTTATCGATAAACGGTATGATCACTCGAGGATCTTTCTTACCTTCTTTAAGCTTTTCAGGTATAAGTTCATTAACAAAATTAACGAAATCTGAAGTATAAAATAATGAAGCATGGTAGGGATTAGGTATCATTCTACCACTAATAAACATCTTAGCTGAATGACTATGCAATAGACTAGATATCTTAGATAATTTTTTTAGAGGCCATAAGCCAGTAGTAATCGGTAAAACCTTGTCCTCAGGCTCAGACACAGTCTGTCCCTTTGTCTCCCTTTCAGAGAGAACTTCAAGCATGTACTCCTTATAAAGTAATGGGGCATGCTTTTTCATGAAGTTAGCGACGTTCGTTCCATAACCACAATTATGGCATTTATAGAACCATTTACCTTCTCTTAAATAAAAATATCCTCTTGCTTTAAACTTATTCTTGCTACTATCTCCGCACTCAATACATCGAACATTAATAAGCTTATCAGACTTTCTCTTAAACACAGAGAACTGATTAGACATAAGATTAATATATTTAGATTCAAGCCACGCAGACATAGTATTATTATAGTGACTTAGGTGTTGAGAATCAACTGGAATGCATGAATTCACCGGCCATTTGTATTAGGAATGATATGACCGTTACTGCTCCTATGATGAACCATTTGTATTGTTCTAGCTTAGACATTCTATCTTCAATAGCTTCAAATCTTTTAGCAGATCTTTCTTCTATTCTATCTAATTTATTAAGTAATTCAGTATCTTGTTTGATATTACTTCTTCTTAGATCTTCAATGTCTGTATGGCTATGTTTAAGCTCTTCTAGCATTCTGCCCATCCGTTCATCTTGAACCGCAGATTTAGATTTTAACTCACTTGTTAACTCAGCAATATCAGAGATAATACTCTCAGTTCTTGCCATTAAAGTTTCTTGAAAGCGGAGTTCAGCTGCTACTGAATTAACTTTAGATTCTATTTCCGCTATTTTTTGAGCTTGAGTTGCCATTATTCCTTCGGTTCATTAGTTGTTACTTCTTTATAATATATAACTACTTCTTGAACCTCACGAATATACCTTCTTAGTTCTTGAAGATTAGCCGCCATCAATTCATAATCTTGAGTTGAGTAAGCATAAAATACTACATCACCATTATTTAGTTTTTTCATATCATCTAGAAATCTATCTAAATAAGTATAGCCTACAGGCCAATCAGGATGTTCTCTTTCTTCTAGCTCACAAGTTTTAGGTCGTTTTAATTTCTCTGAACCATCATCTTTATATTTTTTTGGCTCGAAAGATATTGTTGCAACACATGGGTTTGTTATAACAGCTTCTGAAACTACATATAATCTAGGAACACCTAAGCTTACTCCTCTTGGCATTTCAGGATGTATAATTTCTAATTGTAATGGTTTACTTACTACTTCTATTTGTTTAGAAGGTAAAAGTGAACAACTACTCAGTACTATCACCAGACTTAATATCGTCCAGTTCGTCAATAATTTTTGTATCATTTTCTATAGTCTCGAATACTTCTTTTGTTTCTCTATTACTTCTTATCTCAATAAGACCTGGCTTTGCTATAGCTAGTTTATTAAGATCATGTCGTCTAAAAATGTCTAAATATTTTTCTTTCTCAGCTTCAATTGCAGCATTTTTTCTAGTTAAGTTATTAAGAGCTTTGCCTTGTTTTTCAAAACTCTCTTTCATTGCTTCCATAGTTTGTTTTTGCTCTTCAACAGCAGCTTCAAGTTTAATATTATTACCTTTTAGAGTTTCGTTTTCTGAATACAACCAATAGGTACTTAAACCTAAGGCTAATAATAATCCTATTAATATTTGTTGCATTAGATAACCTCTATTCTATAATTAAGTCCAGCAGCACTTCTTATTACGACTCTATTGCCTTCTTCGTCTGTAAACTCAAGTAATTTGTCTGTTGTTCTTATAATTTTTTTAACATTATGATATATTCTATCATCACTGTCACCCCATTGGGAATTATAAGAAACAGAGACTGTATACCTCGTAGTAAACAGACTTAGAAACCATTGCCAAGCCTTTATAAGTGCCTCTTTCATTACTGAGCTTTATGTACTTGGTCAACGAGCTTAGCTTTTAAAAGCCTTCTATCAAGCTCTATACCTAACTCTCTACCCTTTTCTTCTAATTGTACTTTAGTAAGCTGACTTAATTTAGCTTTGCTTATTTTTGTACTTTTTACGGGCTTTGCGACTGACTTTGATGTCGTCGATACCGTTGTATCCACCACCGGCGATTTCACCTGAGCCGACTGCGTTAGTGGGGGCGTCGGATTCAGGAAGTTCTTTAGCCAATTTAACATGATTTTTCTCCTCAATATAATCTAAATAACTTTTCATTATTTTATCCTAATTCTTGTTGTAAAATCTCTGCTACTTTTATATTTTGTTTAATATTATTAGTAACAATATCTTTTACTGGAAGTCCTATTCTAGGAACTATATCCGGGCATCTGTTTAAAAATTTAAGAAATGGTAATATTTCACCATGATACCCATCAAGCTTCAAGAACAATAATCTTGTTCCTGCTTCTTGACCAAACTGGTTATATATAACTATGATGTGATTCATAATTAATCTAAATTTCAATATATCTGTCTCTCTAAATTTATTAAGTAGTCTTTTAATGTACTTAAATCTTTTTAGATCATCGTAAAACTCTAACGTGTCTGTACAGCCAGGATTATCGTAATGCTTGGCTGCGTATAGACTTGCGTTTGCTGAATGTAAGATATCAACCATATTTGTTTCCTATAATAGTATTTATACTACTAGAATCAGAAGGCTGATAATTGGATTCTTTTGATTTCTGTATTTGATACTGCAACATAAATGTAATTAGAGTCATAGAACATATCGCCTGTGACTGCTTCAAATGTAGAGTTAACGTAAGAATTATTAGCTGGAGTCGCTGCTCCAGTAAAATTCACTTTAGTCGCTCTGACTGTATTAAATAATGGATTTTGTATAACATCTTCAGATGAATCAATTGTTATAACAGGTACACCGTTAGCATCATTTGCTACAGAACCTTGAATTGATCCATCGAAAGAAAGTTTTAATGTTGAGCTATTAGCCGTAAACACTGAATTAGATTCAATTGTTCCTAATGTATTAGCGTACGGAGCTGTATTTGATTGTGATGTTACCCTTGAATCAGTTACGTCAATTTTATTGATTACGGGTGCTGATAAGCTGATTGTTAGAGCGTTACCGGATATACTCGCTGAAACCGAGTTAGATCCAGTAACCCCTAATGAATTGTAAAAGTTATTAACAGATACTTTTTTAGTTTCTATTGCTGATGAATTGGCTACCTCATCAACTACGACCAGGAGATCATCCCCTGTAACCGAAGTTGTAGCGTTAAGCTCACTTATCTTAGTAGCCATTATAAAATCCTATTAACTATCAGCAAATTCTGTGTCGTCACCGAGTGATCCATCACCTGATTGTTCACCTATATCACCTGAAATTCCGCCAGCTACAAGTACTTCAAATTGTACTCTTCCAGCTCTTCCACCTGAACCAGGCATTCTACGTACCCAACCAGTATGACCAGCGCCTTGTTGTACGCCAACCTCGTCAGTATCTACACCAAAGACAGCTTCAGGGTTACCTGAAATATTGCCTTTATGTACTTCTGATACTGTAAGTGATTTAGGTTTCTCAGATAATGCATATGCATTGGTAGCTCCAACAGCTGCGATAGTTCCACCTGCAGAACCTGCTATGACTTGTGCAACTGTATTTGAAGTAATAGATGTTATTAAGAAATTATCATCGTTAGATACGATATAATCTCCTACTCTAGCTTCTGTCTCAAACTTAGTTGATGACCCAGTCACTAAGCCGTTAGCAGCAATAGTTACTGTTCCTGTTGATGCTTTATCGTCTTTGTTTCCCCAAAGTGCCATATCTTTCTCCTATATGTTCTATTTATCTAGACCTACTAATCAAGTGCCTTAATAAATCAAGTTTATCAGAACTCTTAGTTAAATCTTCTCCTAATTCTTTCTTACGTTTTGCAACAAGCTTTTCTATTTCTTTTTTAGACATGTTGCCGCCTTTAACTTCGATGTAATCCTCTACACCTTCTTTATTCATTCTTTTCATTCTATCTAGACCTTTAAATCTTTTTTCTTGTCTAGCGTTTATTTCTTTTTCTGGATAGCCTTTATGTCTAGCATTTTCTCCAGTTTGAATGTCGTCTTTTGCTGCTCTTTTATATCTCTTCATTAAATCAGGAGATAATTCTTGTAACTCTGTCTCTTCAACTCTTATAGAACTAGCGCCAGATTTTCTTAGTTGTTCTTGCTTCTTAGCAAGTTCATCTTCATTTCTAGCATATCTATAAGTTCTTCTTCCATCTGCTGTTACAGCTGCTATTTTTTTAGGTGTGTCAAATGCTTCTTTTATCATTGTGGCCCCTCTTTGTAAGTTCCTCCGATATGACCTGTAGCCTTTTCATAATCACCAGAAGTGAATGCTTTTTCTGCTTTCTTTCTTTCTTTCTTGTTTTCATGTGATCTGATTCTATCAGCTAGATCATCCATATACTCGTTTGATTCAGGAATTTTTGTAATTTTTCCTAATTTACCTTTGATAGGTGGTTTTTGTTGTTGAACACCATGCTTGTCCATAGTTCTTTGCATTCTAAGCTTACCATCTTTTACAGATGCTTTTCCTTCTCCAGGCATCATTTCTTTTGCTTCTTTAGTTAATTTACTAATTGCAGTTTTAATACCTTTACGCCTTTTAAGTAATTGCTTTCTTTCTGGTGTTTTATCAGATGAATTAAATGCATTATCTTGATTGTCACCACCTGAATGGTAAGCCATATCAGCTACATCTTGACCAGCTTTCTTTACATAGCTACCCATTGTTTTTTTTGAAATTTCTTGTAATGCTGCTGAAATAGATTCAATATGTTCTTTATTCACAGGCTTAGGACCAGGAATCTTATCTCCTAGTTTCTTTTTCATGTGTTGATATTCTTTATTAGAATCGAAATCTTTTTGAGTAGGCTTAGAAGTAGCCTTGCCATCTGCTCCTATAAAGCCAGGAACCATTTTAGCTTCTTCTACTTTCTTTATTGGGCTTTCAGATTTTTTTTTTGACATGGCCATTTTTATTGCCTTGTCTTTATTATCCATATATTCTTTATCATCTGGCTCATCTACACCATCACCATCCATATCACCTTTGTCTTTTTTCATCTTTTTCTTTTCATCGATGACTTCGACCTCTTCTTTAGACATTTTTTTCTTTTTGCCTTTAGGATGACCGTGATGCATTTCAGATAGAATTTCTAAATCTTCTACCCAGACATCTTCTATAATAAATGGACCATCTTCGCCTTGGAACATAACATCGTAATGAGTAACGTATCCGTTTCCGTCTTCGTCCTCTTCTAATGTATGCATTGTTGATATACATTGACCTAGGCCGTGCTCTTCATGTCTCACATGCTTAGCACAATCATGCATAGTTGCCTTTGCGGCATTGTCTGTATTAAGATCTTCAGACTCTTTCATTTCTTTTTTATCTTTCTTTTTATCGCCGAGAGGAAGCTCTAA